TTTCATCGTGATAATCGCGCTGGATATATTTTTGTTCAACCAAATCGTAGGAATATCCTTGGGCACTACCACCGCTGGTATCCCTCATCCAATACCTGTGTTTAATCCCGTTACCGTCAAACCACGTTTTCAGATTGCGTCTTATTTTCCAACTCGGAATCATTGTCTGCTCGTTGAATGTTTTCATTATTTCACCTCATTGATAATGTTGAACAATTTGTCGCAATATTCGTCAGTCATTAACTCATCCATTGCCGGAGACGCGAGCCGTGTTGCCTCCATCAGTGCCCATTCCCGCGTTCCCTCTATTTTCCATTTAGGGTTAGGGTCTAGAGTCCGGGTGATTTTGCCAGTCCCACCGATTTTCCTTATTTCTGCATCAGCTAATTTCCAGAGTTTAGACTGTTTTGTTGTGAGGTTCATTTTATATCCTCCGCGTATCCTCGCCAGGTATTTTGCTCTATCTGGTATTATTATACCGAACCCGCTTAGGTTTGTCAAGTATTTTCTTTTACAATAAAATCAACGAGATAAGAGGTCGAGGGAGTCAAGTATATAATTCCCATACCAAATACCCGCGCCTCAACCCATCCACTCGCTGCGGGCCATCTTGACAAATTGCTTACTATGGGAGTATTTTATAGGCATGAAAGACAAGGAAATGCAGAAACACCAAAAACTTAACATAAGAGAAAAACTTTTTATTAAAAACCTTGCATGTGGAATGTCTCAGGCCGAAGCAGCAATAAAGGCTGGTTATAGCAAAAAATACGCAGATTCATTTGCTTCACGGAAGGTACGGGAAAGTAAGGTTGCGTTGGCTTTTGCAGAAATCCTTGATAAACATGGAGTTACGGACGATAGAATTGCGAGTGTTATTTCCGAAGGACTTGAAGCGATGAAAGTTATCTCCTGCAATGTGATTGCTGAAGAGAGCAAGGAAGATGCCAATTCAATGACGAAGGATTTTATCGATGTTCCCGATTGGCTTGCCCGTCATAAGTTTGTCGATTCTACGTTGAAAGTAAAGGGCTATTTAAAAGAGAAATTAGACGTTAATTTAAAGGGTGATATAAATATCAAAATCAAAGGCCGAGATTGATAACTACTCTCAAAGAAGCCCTTACTGCAGATGTCGTTGAACTCCCCCAGGACTGGGACCCGCGCCCGGATCAGATGCCTTTATGGAAATATCTTGTTAATGGCGGCAAGCGTGCCGTCCAAGTGGCGCATCGCAGATTTGGTAAAGACGACGTGGCTTTACATTTCGCCTGCTGTGCAGCCTTAGAAAAAAAAGCAAATTATTGGCACATGCTTCCGGAAGCGAGACAGGCTCGAAAAGTTATCTGGACCGCTTTAAATCCTAAAACTGGCCGGCGCCGCATTGATGAGGCATTCCCGACATGGACCCGGAAGCGAACACTTGAGGACGAAATGTTGATAGAGTTTATCAACGGTTCAATATGGCAGCTTGTCGGTTCAGATAATTATTCAGCGTTGGTTGGCTCTCCGCCGTATGGTCTTGTGTTTTCTGAATGGTCCCTTGCAAATCCATTAGCCTGGGCGTATCTCTCCCCCATCCTCGAAGAGAATAACGGGTGGGCTTTATTCATATACTGTGTTCATGAGGACACGATGATAGCAACAAGTAGTGGGCTAAAGCGCATAAAAAACACTACGACACTATTGGGTGAATTTACGCCTTACGTCGAGGACATATATGGACTCGGGGGCTTCCACAAATCAACTGACTTTTACTCTGGTGGCAAAAAGCTTACCAAAATAATAACGACTTCCAGAGGATACCAAATTCAATGCACCCCAAATCATCCGTTATGGACTGGCCGAGAGTGGAAGAAGACGGAAGATTACCGGACGGGGGACACTATTATTATTCAGAGAAATATGCAATGCTGGGGGGACGGCATAGACGTTAGTGATTTTATTCCACAGGAAAAGAGAGAGTCGCATAATGATTTGGCGGAGAACTTTTTAACTTTGGACTTTATGTATATGCTGGGACTTATTCTCGCAGAGGGGAACTGGGGGGAAAGACATACTACTATAACCAATGGGGATGAATCTATAGGAAACTTTCTTGAGCGATGGGGTTTTGATCTGCAAGATGATTACCATTACACAAAAGGTTCCGACCATTTAGTTGAATTCCTTAATTGGTTTGGGATGTTAAAAGGGGCAGGGAACAAACGAATTCCTGACCGATTGCTTACAGGAACAAAAGCGCAAATATCAGCATTTCTTTCAGGCTATTTTGACGGTGATGGGAGTTCTCGCAACGACCCCGAAAAGTGGGGCGCAATACAGTGTGATTCAATCTCGGAAGGATTAATAAGAGACCTCCAAACTCTGTTACTAAATTATGGGATTGTTTCTTCAATTTCAAAATATCCCGGCAGGTTAAGCGAAAGAGTAAAGCAAGCACATGATTGTTATTGTCTCAATATTACAGGCTATTCGGCGTGGTTGTTTTACGAAAACATAGGTTTTCGTTTAGAAAGAAAACAAAAAAATAAACAATATGTGCCTGCTAAAGTAAAATCAGGGCATGGCGATTGCGCTATTTTCTTGCGCGGTGAAGTTGACGGCTATCCTATGGCAATACTTGAAAATCCAGAAAAGATAAATTATCGAACAATAAAAAAGCTGTTGAACTTTAAAAATTCTGGCATTCTTCAAAAGGCTTTGAACGATAATTTTCTGTATGATATAGTAGAAAGTATCGAGGACAGCGAAGGCATCGTCCACGATTTTGTTATCCCTGACACGCACTCTTTTTTTTCTAATGGGTTTGTAAGTCACAATACCCCCCGTGGAAACAACCATGGACGCACAATGCTGCGACATGCGGAAGCAACGCCAGGATGGTTTGCATCTTTATTGTCGGCAGATAAAACTGGCGTATTCTCATCTGAGCAACTCAACAACATCCAGCAGGATTACATTCAAGTCTTCGGCCCGGAGATGGGCGAGGCTCTTTACAGCTCGGAATATCTCTGTAGCTTTGACACGGCAACTATTGGAGCATATTATTCCAAGGCAATAGCGCAGGCTCGAAAGGAAGGGCGAATAACAAGAGTTCCACACGATCCGGGGATTGAAGTCGATACATGGTGGGATCTCGGTGTTGACGATTCGATGAGTATTTGGTTTTGTCAGTCAGTAGGAAAAGAAAGGCGTCTGATTGATTATTACGAATCATCCGGTTATGGACTCGAACATTACGCTAAGATGCTCAAAGAGAAGCCTTATGTTTATGGCAATCACTTTATGCCGCATGACGCTGATATTCGGGAAATGTCATCTGGTGAGATTGCAAAAAGCAGAAAGGAAGTTGCGGAGAATCTTGGAATAAGGCCGGTTATTGTGGTTCCAAGAGCCCGGAATATGGATATTATCATACAGGTTCATATTCCTGCAGTTCGCAACCTCATATCTCAATGCTGGTTCGACGAACAGAAATGCGCGATAGGACTGTCAGGACTCGAAGGATACCATGCCGAATACGACGAAGAAACAAAAGTAATGGGCAACAGACCAGCGCATACGTGGCACTCTCATCCTGCGGATTCTTTCAGAACTGGTGCGGTTGGATACATTCCAAAGCAGGGAAGTATCTCTCAGAAAAATAACGATTGGCGCAAGAAGGTTAAAAGCGGAAGCTGGAGGGTTACTTGACAATATTTTCAGTATTTCTATATAATTCGCCTAAAAGTTGAAATTAAGAATATAGGGTTGAGATACGGATAGGATTCTGTTCGCGCAGTTTAATAACCGCGCCACATGAAGGGGGAAAATAACATGAGAAAGTTTTTAGCCTTTGCGTTATCGCTGATGTTGGTTTGCAGTTCATTAAGCGGAGCAGTCGCGGGGATTACTACCGTGTCAAGATTAAGTGAAATTGCGTCCTCAGTTATCGCCTACGGACCCAATGCTGTTTTTATCGGGACCAATGCCGGTAATGTTTATCAGTTCACAGAGTCAGCCGGAGTAACAGGGTCGATGACCCGACTTGCCAATTTAGGGCAGCGAATTGACAGTATGACGCTTGCTCCTGCTCAGTCTGTGCTTTATGTCGGACTGGCCGATGGTTCATTTACTACTGTAGCTATCACTCCAGTTGCAGGTTACGGCATATTCAAAGCTGGTGGACCTGTTTCTGTAACTTTGGCAACAAGCGCCGGCACAATAACGTCTTCGGATTTAGTACAGGGAATTGATTATGGCATGGTACAAGAGGCTGCAGGTAATTCTTACGTTGGGGCGGTGAATGTCGGTTCTCAAAGCATTTCAATCAGTGAAGCAGCAAATGGCACAGGAACTACTTATTACTATGCCGCAATACGAAAAGGACTTTACCAGTCATCCTGGGATGTCGTTGCACTGGGATCTCAAGCGGTAAATAACGCTTCAACAAACGCCGTTGTTTCTATTACGAACCCAGCGCTAACATCGTCTGATTTGGTTTTCACGCAGTTATCGGGCGCTGCCAATCTTGCAAACGCGTTCATTACCACAGCCATTACAGGCACGAATAATTTTGTAGCAACCTTCAATGCTGCAACAAATGTGTCTGTTAACCAGATTAACTATGTTGTATTAAGACCTTCTGGGGTAAATGCTCCAGTCGGATATGTGAGCGCAGCAGGGAACCTAACGAGTATTGCTGGCACCGCTGCCAATTACACGGTATCAGGCATACTCACAACCGACATTCCGATTGTCTATGTCCAAACGGCGGCAAATAACACTGCCATGATAACATCAGCGCAAGTGACAGCGGCGAATACGCTCAATATCACATTTGCTGCGAGTCCGCTGACTTCAGCAACTTTGATTTATACTATTTTCCGGTCATATTAAGATGCCGGCAGTATCGAAGAAGCAACAGGAATACATGGCGATGGTAGCCCATGGAAAGATAAAAGGACCTGCGGGCTTGTCGAAAGAGACGGCCCGCGAGTTCGCCGAAACGCCAAAGGCAGGGCTACCTGAACACAAGCACAAACACAAAAAGTATCACCGTCAGTTGACGGAGGAGGGATAATGGCACATCTTTCGTATTTGGGCGGTTTAAAGCGTGAATTTCATTACATCAAAACCAATGGGGAAGATGGTGGTTACGAGCCG